CGCTGGAGCGTGCCAGGCGTTAAGGTCGTCGTTGCTCCGCGGTCGATCTACGTGGGCGATCGCTGGCCTGCCAACGGCCTCGAGAACTTTTTCCACGGGGCCAACCCCGTGGCTGCGTGCGTCATGGTCAAAACCCCCGCGGGCGTTGCTGCCGCCCGCGGGGTGTAACGCGATGCCGTCGAAAATCGAAGGCAACCTGAAGCCAGAGCAATTCTGGGATTTCTGCGCCCGCGTGGCGCAGATGAACGGCGGCCGCAAAGGGGCGAAGCTCGTCGACATCCAGACCTTGGCTGCGGAATGGGGGATCGAGGTCTCGCTCGAATCCGCGCGCACGTTCCGCAAAGGGGCGTTTGCCGACTACCTCTCCGAGCTGCAGGCCAAACGCGAGATGGCGGAGAACGTCTCCACGATCGCCAAGAACGGCATCGGCCTGAGCGACGCGACGGCCGCGGTGCTCTCGGAAAAGATTTTTGACCAGGCGCTCCGGCTCGACACCCACGCCGACGACGCGAGCGACCAGGCGAACGCGCTTTCCCTTTCGATCTCCCGCCTCCGCACCGGCGACCAGCGGGCGCGTTACCTGGACGGCGTGCTGGAGCAAATGCGGACGAAGATGATGCTGCAGCAGCTCGACGCCGCCAAGATCGTGCTCGAGCAAGCCAAGGAGCTTCGCGCGATCGTCCAGGACAAATCGCTGGACCAGGGCGCGAAGCTTGAGCGGGTCCGCCTGCGCCTCTTTGGCGCAGCCCCGGCTGACTTCAAGCCGGCCGAAACCAGGGGAGCCCAGGCCGAATGAGCCCGTTTTGCCGATTTCAACGGAGCCGCGTTATCTCGCCCAACCGAGGGGTAGTACCGCAGTTTTCGATTCCAGCGGCTGTTTGGGGCCTCTTAAGCCGCCTTAAGGGCCGTTTTGAGGCAGTTTTTTCACGGTCCGGAGTTTTTGGGGGAGGGGTGCGGGCATGAAGAAGATCCGGAAAGCGCTTCGGAAGGCCGGCCGGACCGCCCTTGCCCTGGCCGCGATGAACGTGGCGGCAGCCATGCCGTCAGCGTCCCCGGTCACCTCGACCGGCATGGTGACGTTCCGGAAGTACCAGGAGAAAGTCTTCTGGGACCACGTCACCAAGACTCAAATCATTCACTGGTCCCGCCAGATCGGAAAGAGCTACACGCTGGCCGCCTGGGCGGTCGACCGGCTCCTCCGTTATCCTGGCCGGCTGGTCACCGTCCTTTCCAACTCCCGCGCGAACGGCGGGGAATTCGTTCTCAAGTGCCAGGAGGTTTGCCGGAAGCTGGGCCAGGCGATCGAGCTTGAGACCAACCAGGCCGCGCTCGATGCCCGCACCGATCTGCCGGAGGACATGAAGTACGACATGATGCGGTTCGAAGTCCGCATCACGATCGGCGACCAGGTCGGCCGCATCATTGTCCTGGCGGCGAACCCTCGCACGGCCCGTGGCTTTTCCGGCGATCTCATCCTGGACGAGTTCGCGTTTCACCAGGACAGCCGGGCGATCTGGGAAGCGGCCGAGCCGATCATTTCGAGCAATCCGGATTTCCTCTGCCGGATCAGCTCCACCGGCAACGGCAAGCGGAACATGTTTTATCAGCTCATCAGCGAAGGCCGGATCCCGTACTACCGGGTGCGGCGGTCGGATGCCTTCGCGTTGGGCCTCAAAATTTATTCGGCGATCACGGGCAAGGAGATCACGCCTGACCAGGCGCGGAAGGAATCGAGCGACAAGCGCGCCTACGATCAGAACTACGAATGCACGTTCAACGATGAGTCGGCGGCGCTGCTCACGCAGGAGTTGATCAGCGCGGCCGAGCGCGACGGCGTCGTGATCGAAAGCCAGGAGTGGAGCGAGGCCACGCTGCAGCGCCTGCGCGAAAAGACGATCGGCCGGCTTTCGCTCGGTCAGGACGTCGGTCGCAATCGGGATCTCTCGGTGCAGACTGTCCTCGAGACGATCGGCCAGGCGCACCGTATCGTCGCCATGCTGCGGATGGAGAACATGCGTCTGCCCGCCCAGCGCGAGGAGCTGCGCCGCGTGATGCAGTTGCCGCGAATGGGTCATGCGGAAATCGACATGACGGGCATCGGCTTGGGCCTGGTCGAGTTTGCCCAGGACGAACCGTGGGGCGGCATGCACCGCATTCACGGGGTCAACTTCAGCTCGAGCGAACCGCTGTCGAAGAAGCTGAAAGCTGACGGCCGCAAAGCCGACACCGCGCGCGTGACGGAGATCATGGCGACAAACCTCCTCGAGGTGTTTGAGGAACGTCGCATCGAGATCCCGATGGATGCGGAACTGCGCGACTCGCTCCGCAAGCCGGAGAAGATCACGAGCCCCAGCGGCCGCGTCTCGATCGCCGCCACGCGTGACGATGCAGGGCACGCTGACGAATTCTGGTCGGTCGCTTTGGCCGTGCGCGCCGCGGCCCGCAGCTCCGGTCCCTTTGCTTACAAATCCATTTCGCGAGCCGACGGACTGCGTCGGGAACGCACAGGCCGCAACCGCTCGCCGTTGATGTAACATGGTCGCCGTAGCCACACCCAATGAGACTTTGCCGACCGCCGGCGCTGAACGGATCACCGCTGAGGTCGTCACGCTCGCGAAGCGGATCCGCTTCAATCCGATCCGGACTCTGACGCCGCTGCGCCTTTCGATTCAGCTCGATTCGTTTGACGCCGGCTATCTGAGGGACTTTGCCATCACCGCGGACGCGATCGCCCGCCGTGACGACACGATCCGGCCGGCCCTCGAGAAGCGCATCAAATCGCCAGCGCGCCGGTCGACGGCCATTCTCCTCGTTGAAAATCTGGACGAGGCGCAAAAGACCGAAGCCGAGAAGCACAAGGCCGCGCTGCAGTACTTCTACGACAATCTGGAGGTGACCCACGCGCTCGAGCGAAACACTCGCGGCGGTCTCAAGCTCCTCATTCGGCAAATGATGACGGCCGTCCCGATGCGCTATGCCGTCCACGAGATGGTTTGGACGCCGACTGTCGATCCGGTCTCTGGCGAAGATCGGCTCAGCGCGAAATTCATCAACGTCCCCCTTTGGTTTTTCGAAAACGTCAGCGGTCGTCTCCGCTTCATCAATCTCCCGTTCGGCCAGGTGTTCGGCCAGGACATGGCCGACAACGAATGGCTGGTGACCGTCGGTTCCGGAATCATGGAGCCCCTCGCGGTGGCGTACATGTTCAAGCAGCTCTCCCTGCGCGATTGGGTTTCCTACAGCGAAAAATTTGGGATGCCCGGTCTCCTCGGTAAATCTCCCGCGGCCAAGGACAGCCCCGGCTGGACCGCGCTTGTCGAGGCCGTCGAAGCGTTCAGCAGCGATTGGGCTGCCGTCGTGAACACGGAAGCGTCCATCGATCTCATCGAGACGAAGGGTGCCGGAAACCTGCCGTTCCCGTCGTTGGTCGAGCGGATGGATCGCGCGATCGCGACGATCTGTCGCGGTGCGGATCTCTCCACGATGAGTGCCGGGAGTGGCACCGGCCAGGGCGCGAGCTTGCAGGGCGACGAGAGCGAGCTGCTCGAGCAGGATGACTGCGAGATCGTTTCCGAGACGCTGCAGCAGGTCAGCAAGATCGTGATCAAGCATCTCTTCGGCGTGGATCAGCCGCTGGCATATTTGCAGATCGTCGTTCCGAAAAAGAAAACGACGGACGACACGGTGAAGAAACTCAGCTTCCTGCGGGACAGCGGAGTTCCAGTCGGCATGCAATACGCGCGCCAAGAGCTGGGCGTTCCCCCTCCTGGCGAGGACGAAGAAGTTTTGCGCACCGCAACCCAGCCGGCTCTTCCGGGAAATAATTTCTCGGCGCTGGCCAATGCGGCGGAGGCGGCTCTCAGCGGGGCGATGTTCCAGGCGAAAGCGAAGAAAGACATCCTGGCCGCGAAGGCCAAGGCGTTCGCTCCCCTGGTCGCGCGCCTGCAGGAGATCGTCGGCATGAGCGACACCGAGCAGGACGTGGCGCTCGCGAAACTTCGCGAGGACCTGCCGCGCTACGCGAAGCAGCTCAGCTGCACCGAGGAGGAGATCACCGCCTGGATGAATTCCATCGCTCCAAAAATTGTCGAGGGCGCGGTCGCCGCTGCCCAGGCCCAAAAATCAAAATGAAAATTCTAATCGTCGCTTATTCCGTCGTTCACTCGCTCGCCTTCCGCAGTCGCTCGGAGGTCCTTGCCCTGGTCAACGCGACCGAGGACGCAGATTCGAAACTCTCCGTGATCGCTCTGCCGAACGAACTCGCGATCGACGAGCACGGCTGGGCTCTTATCCCGTTCGGCAATTCTGTGCACAGCGGCAAGGATGCGCTCCGTTCGAGCAGCGAAGCGGAAAAGCACGGGGTGATTCAGCGCTTCACGCACGACGACGCGGTTGCCCTGGTCAACGACTACAAAAGCGCATGGTCGCGCATCAAGCGCGCCGTGGTCGGGCTCCCAATCTTCAAAGGCCATCCGGACGCCCCGCGCTTTGCCTCGATGTACCCGGATAAATCTCCCCGAGGGTCGATCGCGGACATGGAGGTGCGGGACAACGGACTCGCGCTCAAGCCGGTGCTCACTCCCCAGGGAGGCGAAGATGTCAGCGCAGGCTTCTCCCAGTTCTCGCCGTATTGGCACCTGAAGAAGATCGGCGAGGAGGCCGGCCGCGTGGTCGCCGCTCCGTTCAAGCTCATCTCCATCGGCCTCGTGCAAAAGGGCAACGTGCCCGGCCTTTCGCTCGTTAACGCAGACCTTCCCGATTTCTCCCACATGAAACCACAAATCATTGCTCTCCTCGCGGCCCTCGGAAAACCCGTCGCCGCCGACGCCACCGACGACCAGATCATCGCGGCCGCCAACTCCGCCGAGCCGATCGCCAAGGCTGCGATCGCTGCCGAGGCTGAACTCGGCACCATCAAGCCCCAGCTCGTCTCGCTCACGGCGACCAAGACGACCCTGGAAACCGAGAAGCTCGCTCTCGCCAACAGCCTGGAAACGGAGAAGGCCCGCGCCACCACGGCAGAGACTTCCCTCAAGACCGAGCGCAAGGAACGCGCGTCGTTGCTGGTTACGGCCGCCATTCAGACCGGCCGCATCCCGGCCGCGGAACGCGATGCTCGCACGATCGCATTAACCAACTCTGCGGACCTCGGCGCCGAGCAGGCCCGCATCCTCGCAATGAAGCCGACCCTCAAGGTCGAATCGATTCTTCACACCCTCAGCGCGGAGCGTACTCCGACGGCCGCCAAGGACCAACAGATCCTTTCGCTGACGAACGAGTACATGGAGAAAAACGGCTGCGACTACACGAGCGCCTTCACCGCAATCCAGAGCGACCCAAAGCACGCCGAACTCTTCAAAGACATGAAGCAGCCGCAGGCGCTCAACGCCCGCGCGTAGTCGGCCACAGCTCCGGATCCATTGCCCCGCCTGCTCTTCGGAGCGGCGGGGTTTCCGGCCGACAAACCAAATTATCGCAACTCAACCAATCACTCCCATGCCCAAAGAAAAAGTTTCCGCCACGCACCCGATGGTGAAGCAAAAGATACAAGCCGGCCTGTCCCAGGCCGACGCCATCGAAGTCACCGAGCGCCAGCTCGCGCACGACGAAGAACTGGAAGCCGCCGAGGCCGCACTGAAGGCGAAGACCAGAGGCGACTCCAAGGCCGAAAAGAAAGCCGCGGAAGAAAAAGCCGCTGCCGAGAAGAAGGCCGCCGACGAAAAAGCCGCCGCTGAAAAAGCCGCTGCCACGAGCTGATCCGTTCACTCCCTCATCATTCCGACACTCTTCCGTTCGTTCACCTCCACTAAATTCATCATGTTATCGCTCCTCCAAATCCTGTTCCTCGTTTTCGCCATGCTCCTGGCGACCATTGTCATCGTCGCTTGGTCGAAGGGCTTTCATCGCACGCGCAATCCGTTCCGCTCGTTCCTGGCCTATGCGTTCCACGCTCCGGTCGGATTTCTGAACGCTTTGCTTTTCAGCTCCTCGCTGACCTTCGCCAATGTGGCTGAAGGCCAAAGCCTGAACGGCATGAAGACGTATCTCTCCGACGTCGTCGTCGCCGGCCGCTATCGGTTGGGTAAGATCGGCAGCACGCCGCTGAACGTCACGACGACGACCACGGCGGATAAACCGCACTTCATCCTGACCGATGAAGTTCAAACGATCGGCGACGGTGTTGTCGTCGCAGTCCTGGGCGCGGCTCCTGGCACCCAGAAGATCGCGATCAATTCGACGGTCACCGCTGGTGATGCTCTCACGCCCGACACTCTCGGTTATGGCCGCACGTTGCCCACGGCGGACGGCACTTACTGGATCTTCGGCATCGCCCTGCAGAGCGGCATCGCGGGCGATATCATCGAGTTCATGCCGTGCTTCCCGCGGCAAATTCAGTACGCGACCGCCGTCGCTACCTCCCGGCTCTAAGCCGTTTTTTTCACCCGTTCCGCAACCTCGTTTTTCCCGAGTCATTTTATGTCTCACAAAATTGCCAAATCTCTCCGCGCGGCGCTCCCCGCGTTCATCTCCCTCGCTGCCGCCGATCGCCTTCCGGGCGATCCTGGCGAAAGCGGCCGCGTTGCCGGCCAGATCTACTCTCTGGCCAACGACGCACGCTTCACCGAAGCGTACTTCTCGCAACCGCTGACCACCTTCGCCACGGGCTTCAAAGACCCGAGCGACATCGGTGCCACGCTCGAATTCTTCTCCCCGAAGGTGGAGGTACCCGGTCGCCTCTTCGAATGGAAGAAGTGGAACAACGCGGAGGAATTTTACTCCGAGGCCGACGACATCCGTGCGATGGGTGGCGATTTCAAGCGCGTCGAGTACACGGGTCAGGATCAGGTCGGCAAGACACTGAACAAGGGCCTCCTCGTTCGCGTCGATCTCGATCAGGTCGTCCAGACTCCCGGCTGGGAGAACCGTCACGTGGCTCGCTTGCTGCGCCGGCTCCAGCGCAACGAACTCCGTCGCGCGCTCACTCTCCTCAGCGCGGCCGCGACGAACACGGCGAAGACCTGGGACACCTCGGCCGGCAAGGATCCCGACCAAGACGTCCTCACCGAACTGGCCACCTCTGCGGATCTCAGCGGCATCATGCCGACCCGCATCGGCTATGGCCACACGGCTTGGAACAAGCGCAAGATGTCGCATCGCGCGCAGAACACGCCCGGCGGCTACGCCTCCGCGGCCTACACCGCGCAGGATGCGGCTGACTTCCTCGAGGTGGACCAGGTGTTGGTTTCGAAGGAACGCTATCAGTCCACGGCTGCGACCAAGGCCCAGATCGTTAACAATCTCGTTCTCATGTTCGTCGCAATGGCGGGCGGAGACCAAGACGATCCGTCGAACATCAAGCGCTTCGTTTCCCCGCCGCCGAATCTTTACGGCACGGGCGAAAAGACGATTTCGCCGCCGCAGGGTGCGCTGAACGTCAACGTCTACGTGAACCAAGTCACGGCCAAGCTCGTGGACATCTCGGTCGAGCACTACTCGAACGTGATCATGACGTCCACGCTGGGCGTGCGCCAGTTCACGATCAGCTAAGCGATCGCGAGATTTCTTTCCGCCCTGCGGCGCTGCCTGCGCAGGGCGTTTTAGAAACCTAATTCGCTATGTGGATCACACTCACTGAAGACGACGTCCTCACGCGCCTGGCTGGCGCGGAGTTGAACGCCGCCAAGACCGCGGCGAAAGCCGTCGGCCAGGTGAATCCGTTGCCCGACGTTCTCAACCAGGTAACGCAGGAAGTGCGCGCCCGCGTCGCTGCCTGCTCGCAAAACCGTCTGGGCGAGGGCTCCACGATTCCCGAGGAGCTGAAGGCGGCCGCCCTTGATCTCGCGCGCTATCGGCTCTGTACGCGTCTGCCCGTTCCTTCGCTCATTACGCCGCAACGGGAGGCCGAATATAAAGATGCGCTCGCGCTATTGCGCGACGTCGCCGCCTGCAGCTTCCGGATCGAGCAACCCGCTACGATCAGCGACCAGGTGATCGCCGGGCCCGCCGTCCAACTCGTTACTGCCAACCGGCGCAAAGCCACGCGCTGCGATCTGGAGGGCCTCTGATGTTGCGCGACGAACCCGAGGACACTCTGCCGGACGCGAAGCCGGTGATCGGCTGGCCGGGCGGCAAGCGTCGGATGCTGCAGTATTTGCTGCCGCTCATTCCAGCGCACACGGCTTACTGCGAAGTTTTCTTCGGCGGCGGTGCGCTCTTTTTCGCGAAGCCGAAGAGCCACCATGAGGTGATCAACGACATCGATCGGGATCTCGTCTCGTTCAACCGCTGCGCGAAGTACCATCTCGATCCGCTCCTGGACGAAATGGATCTCGTGCTGAATTCCCGGCAGGAGTTTGAGGACTATATCGCGCAGCCTGGCCTGACGGAGATCCAGCGGGCCGCTCGGTGGTTCATCCGAAACCGTCTCTCGTTTGGCGGCATGGGCGAGACCTTCGCCATCACACGCACGCAGGAGCTGCCTTCGCGATCGCAGCGATTGATCGCGATCCGTTCTCTGAGTCGCCGGCTCGATCGCACCACGATAGAGAATCGTCCGTGGGAATATATCCTCAAGACCTACGACCATCCGGAGGCTCTCTTCTTTTTGGATCCGCCGTACCTGGACAGCGGTGGCGCCGCTTACGAAGGCTGGGGCGAGCTCGAGCTGGCGCGGTTCTGCCAGGCTGTGCGTGAACTCCGCGGCAAATGGATCTTCACGTTCCAGGATTGCGCGCAGGTGCGAGATCACATGCACGGCTTCACGCTGCAGGCGATCGAGCGCCAGAACGGCATCAACAATCGGGACGGCAAAGGCCGGCGCTACTCCGAGGTGATCATCACCAGCGATCGTGAACAGCGCAGCCTCAAGCACCGGGGGAAGTCTGCATGAACTTCCGCGCTCCAGTCCCGTTTTCCGAGGCACTCGACATGCGCGAGGTAAAGACGCTGCTGCCGACCGAGCTGCGCACCGCGATGCTCGATCAGATTCCGGCCGAGCTGCGCGAGCGCGCGATGTTCTCCGCCGGCGTGACGAACGTGGAAGTTCTGCAGCGGCTCAAAGACTCGATCGACGAGCTCACCGCCGGCGGCGTCGATCGCGCGACGAAGCGGCTGCAGGCGAAACAACTTCTCGACTCGATCGGCTATCAGCCCGCTCCAGGTGAAGAGGGTTCGCTCACGGATCTCTCGAGCGATCGCCGGCTCAACCTCATCCTGGACACGAACGTTGCCCAGGCGCACGGCTACGGCGCGTGGATGCAGGGGCAGGATCCGGCCATCCTCGATCAGTGGCCAGCGCAGGAGTTGGTCCGGGAACGCGAGAGCGAGCACCCTCGCGACTGGATGGCCCGTTGGGAAGAAGCCGGCGGCGAATTACTCGATGGCCGCATGATTGCTCTCAAAAACGATCCGATCTGGCGGAAAATTTCCCGCTTCGGCACACCTTACCCGCCGTTTGATTTCAACAGCGGCATGGGCGTCGAGGACATCGATCGCGACGAAGCGATCGACCTCGGCCTCATCGATCGTGACACGGAGCTGCTGCCGCAGGACCGCGGCTTCAATGATGATCTGAAGCTCGAGCCGGAGATCCGCGACCAGTCGCTGCGTTCTGCCCTGGTCGATGAACTCTCGGGCATTGCCGAGCTCGTCGGTGGCGTCTTCCGCATCGTGAAAGGAGCCTCATGATCGGCTTCGAGGTCAGCATCAACGACACGGCGACTCCCGCTTTCGAGCGTCTCCAGAAGGGACTCACCGTCGCCCGCGTCGGTCCGATCATCGGTCGTTCCGCCCGCAACACGGTGCGCTCCCATTTGCTCGGCCTGGACGCCACTCGCCCCAACGGCCTGGGCGGAAGCCGCACGCATTACTTTGGCGCGGCCGCGCGCGCCACGAGCTTCGCGATCGTCGGAGAAAAGGTGGTGGTCTCGATCGCGCAGGTCGGCATGGCGCTTCACTACTTTGGTGGGACCGTGAAGCCGAAGACGGCGAAGTATCTCACGATTCCCGTCGCCCCGGAAGCGCACGGCAAACGCGCGCGTGAGTTCGACCTCGAGCTGGTCTTCGGCGCCGGCGGCCAGCCGATCGCGCTCGCGACCAAGTCGACGCGCTCCGTCCAGTTCACGCAAAACTCCAAAGGCAAGACCGTGAAGAAGAGCATCGGCCGCACGGGCGTCATCATGTTCCGCCTCGTCCGCCAGGCGAACATCGGAGCGGACGAAACCGTCATCCCGCACCTCGAGCTGATCAACGAGCAGGCCCGCAAAGAGGTGAATGCCTATGTGGGCCGCCTCTGGCAGCGCCAAGAGGAAAGGGGTGACTCGTGAGCAACGACCAAATCGCCCAGGAGCAGGAGGATTTCTATCAGCGGCTTAAAGCTGACAGTTACCTCTTGGATGTTCCCGGCCTGGCAGAGCACAAAGGCGTCACGGAGGATGATATCAATCAGGCCCTCTCGACGCTCAACGCGAACGGCTCGGGCTCGATCGGCGTCCTCTGGGTCGTGCTGATGCCGACGCTCGTCGGCGAGAACCCGGATGCGCCCGGCCCGCGGTACTCGATCCAGCTCACGGTCCAGGTCATCGACCAGCCGCTGCTCAACTCCATCGGTAAAACCGGATCGCAGGTGGCCGAGCGGATCCGTGAAGTTTTGCACCGCTTCAGCACGGGCCTGGGCTCGTCCTGGTATTTTTCCGCCATGGAGCCAGGCAATGCCGACGTCGGCAAAGTCTCTTACCTGGTGAAGTTCAAACGCGTCGCGACGGACATCCCTCCGCCCAAGGCCGGCCGGCCCACGATCGCGCCGGCGGGTGGTGTGGCTCCGCAGCTGGTCACCCTGGCCAATCCACCAGCGAGCGCCGGTGCTACCATTCGCTACACGCTCGACGGCTCACTGCCGACGTCGGCGAACCCTGCGGCCGTCATCTACTCCGCTCCCTTTAACGTCGTTAGTGCGGGCTTGCTGCGGGTGACCGCGGAACTCGCCGGCTACCTGCAGAGCGACGTCAGCCAAGCCACTTTCACGTAACCACTCCTCACTATGTCCAATCCCGCCCTTCGCGTCGCCGGTCCCTGCAGTCTCCTCTACAAAGGTGCCACGTTCTTCTCTCAGGGGGACGTCGATATTCTTTTCGGAAACGATACGTTCGACATCGCCGTCGACGCCCTCGGCGTCATCGACAAGCGCTCCAGCGGCAAGAACGCCTCGACGACCTTTGTGCCGATGGGCGACTACGCCAACCTCTCGGTCCTCTATCCGCACCAGGTCCGTCGGATCGGTGACCTCACGACGCCGGTGCGTTCGTTCGACGCCACCGCGGGCGGAGTCACGATCGGGACCGATATCATCTCGAGCGTGGCGCACGGGTTTTCCTCTGGAGCTGCGGTCCGGGTTTTTCCGACTTCCGGCTCGACGATCCCCACCGGCTTGGTGGCAGGCACGCTCTACTACTTGAACGCAGCGTCGGCTGACACGTTCTCCCTGCACACGACGCGCGCCGCCGCGGTCGCTGGCACGGGCAAGATAGACATCACCGTCGTGGGCACCGGCCGGTGCAACTTCATCGAACAGGAGCCGATGGTGATCACTTCGATCGATGGCACGGTTCTCTCCATGAACGTCGCGGCCGTCAGCCAGATGCCGCGGATCAAGGGCACGACCCGTGCCACGCTCTTCGGTTCTGTCTCGTTCGATTTCTTCCGGACCGCGGGTGTCGCCGCCACGACCGCCAACTCGCTGTTCACGATCAGCCAGGGCACGTACACGGATCCGGCGATCACACCCGCGAGCATTCTCACTCAGCCCTACACCGGCACGTGGGGCGCTGTCGCACCGTGGGTCGGCTTCGAAACGCTGGACGGATTCACCTGGGATTTTCCGATGAGCACCACGGATGTCACCGACGACACCAACGGCCTCATCGCGAAAAGAATCTCGGACATCCAGTGCACCGTCACCTGCACGCCGCTTGGTGTGCAGCCGGTCGACGTGATGACGGCTCTCCTGCTGCAGGGCGCAGGTGCTGGCATCGGCGCCTCCCTCGCGGGCGCGAACAATTTCGTGATGAACGGCACGGGCGTCGTGATCACCGCGACCAACGCGGCGATGAAGGATGGCGCCCAAAAGGGAAGCCGCACCGCCGATCGCATCGGCGACCTCACCTGGTTCGCGACTCGCAAGTTCATCGCGAACGTGCCGCAGCCCATGTTCTCGATCGCCTAATCCGGAAGCCGATCGCCTCTCCGTGTGCAGTACAAATACTCCAGCACCGTCCTTTGCGAGTCGGGCAATCCCGCGCTCGGAATGGCCGGGCCGATCGGCGGCAAGCTCAATGGCTCCCAGGTCAATGATCTCGCGCAGTTCATCCGCGCCAGCGCGGCGACGTTCTTTCCTCGAGGCAACCGAGTCACGGAAATCGAGCTGCCCGTCCTGCGATCGTTTTCCACGGAAGATGACTGCGCCCGGTTCATGTGCGACCACATGGGTTCGCTGCCGCAGCAGGGAAACCTCGTTATCACCTACGGGGATGCCACCACGCGGACGCTCTTCAACGCCGTGCTCGATGGCATCGCGTTCTCTCCTCAAAGCGGGATCTCGGTCCTCGTCACCTA